TTTACGCCAATTTTATCCTCAACGTAATCAAGACCTTTGTCCACTACACCTTGCGCTAGTCGTGGAAGGTTATTAGAGATTAAGGAACTAATAATTCCTGCAATGATAGGTAACATATAATTCCTTTATCTTTTAAATTAATCCTACGAACTTAGCTACGAATAGTACTGAACTAGCAGCAGCAGCCCATACACCTGCCATTACCCATTTAGATACTAATCGTTTAATTGGTTCGTCTTGCTCAAGGGCAAGTAACCGGCTGTTAGTCTTACTAAGGTCATTAAGCATTCTAATATAGGATTCATTCATATTAGCTTGTCTTTCCTCTAACACTATAAGGCGATTAATAGCGAGCGTAATATCCTTAGCCCAATCCCTTGTACTATCTGTTAATTCACTTACGTCAGAATGAAGGCTTGATATTCGTTCAATTACTACCTGCATATTTACATCATCTTTCCTGCGACTTCGCTCTTCATCTAATTGAATGTATTGAACATTTGGGTTATTCTTATTTTGCATGTTAATCCTCATTAGCAATGGTCATCGGTTGGATCGAATACATCCAAAATATGATCACAAATATACACAGCCCATTTGTGCTTATAACCGTTAGTGTATGTCTTATATCGCTTAAGTCTAGTAGTCACTAGATACTCCTTTGGTAATTCAAAGAAGAACACAGTAGCTACAAATACATTAGCGATTAAATCAACAACGAATCCAAGGATTACAAAAGGTGCAGCAAGGACTTTATTCAGCCCTACAAGGCGTTTATTCAAGTGAACCCTGTATAGTCCCATGACTAGAACATACAAGGCCCAAAAGCACCACAGAAAGCCCAGAAGGGCTAGTAAAGCAATTAAGTACCCCATTGCAGTACAGGAAGTAAAGGTTCTACTTCAAGGTAATCACTTGGCATCACCTTAGTTCCAGCTTGAACTTCAGTTAATAGTGAATACAAAGTACTCCATGTTGAGTCTCTTAGATCAACGCATTGTTGACCTTCGGAAGCGAACTTAGGAACTTGACTTGTAGCATATGTGCAAGCACTTAAGATACTATCGTAGTTTCTTGTTCTAGCAAAAGTATCAAGACGAAGTTGAACTGCATTTACAATTTGTTCTTGAATAACTGAAGTAGGATTTGGAAGTTTTGATTGGTCAATATAGATCATTGTTGCACCTCGAATTCATTAGAAGAAGAACCAACACCGTCTGTTAGTTCTGATTCATCAACAGACCATGCTTCACGTTGAGATCGGTCTGTAGGAATAAAAGATGCGTCAATGATCTTGTAAGGTTTACCTAAAGGTACATCTTTTCTTGCAATAGCATTAATACCATAAGCATCGACTGCTTCTTGAGAGGGATGAATTACAGAAATAATCCCACTATCTTGTATATATATTATTTTATTCATTTTATTCCTATCTAAAAATTGCAATACTTATTTCATCGCTATCAACGAGCGTACCACCAGAATTAGCTACTTTTACGCCAAAGCTAGTTGACACTTTAGAGGCCGATTGCACAAAGATGACGGGCGCACTTGTTGCAGAGTTAGATGTAGATAAAACAGTTGAATAATTAGAATCTGGAAATCCTGAAGATATATTGACTGTATAATTTCCTGTACCATTGTCAGTGATGCTTGAAATATTAGCACTTGACCTAATCGTAACCGTTCCTGTGCCATTAAAGTTAACCCAAGCCCTACAAGAATAAATAGGGGCTGAACTCGTAGCATTTAAAGCAGTTTTAACTAAAGCACTATTTGATACCCCAACATCGGAATTTATTTCAGCATTCACAAAAGCAGTAGTTGCAATTTGAGTAGTATTAGTACCTACAGCAGCAGTAGGGCTAAGCGGAGTACCTATAAGACTTGGACTATCTAAAGGTGCTTTTAAGTTATCTGCTGTAGTAACAAATGCTGTTGTTGCTAGTGTAGTATCACTTGCACCATTCGCTACTGTAACACCAATAGGTGCGATAGTGAAAGTTTTAGCACCAGTAAATGTCTGAGTACCAGTTAAAGTAGCATCACCTAGGCTTGTAAGCAAAGCCCAATTTGTACTATCTAAGCTAGGATCAGTAGCACCTGCACCTGCTGTTTTTCTGCGGTAAGTCAAGAAGTTAATTGGGCTGAATCTATTTACCCCAATAGCATAAGTAGTACCAGAAACCCAAATAGTAGCATCTGCTGTATTCGCACTCGCTAGAGCACTTGCTGCTGCGTTAGTCTCAGAGGTAGCAGTAAGACTCTGTTTAGTATTTACATCAACTTGAAGTACATTAAGTTCTGTAGCAAATGTAGGTAAAGCACCTAAGAAAGCATCTGCTCGTTCTGCAAAGTTCTCTGCATCTGCTCTACTAGGGGGTATCGGAAGGGGTGTAACTGCCATAATAATTCCTTTATTCTTTTACTTAATTAAGCTAAACCTTCAATATCTAAACTATAGATAGAATGAGTAGGGTAAGCGATTGTTAGACTGAACTCTTTGTAATAACCGTACACAATAAGTGCTTCTTCAAATGTAGGGTCATCTGAAGCTATCCACACTGAAGGTTTAGCTCTTACACTGTATAAGAAGTTCTGCGCTCTATTAATTTGATTATTTGCTAAATGTACATTAGCTTGCATACGCTTACTGAATGGACGCTCTACGAAGGTAGTATTACCAAAAATATCTGTTTCTTTAATTGAGTAATCAACAATACCTGCACTTGCACCGTATTGAGTACCACCAATTTCATTCATAGTTCCGTAGATAGCTTGTGCAATTGAAATTAATTCAGATACACCTCCAGTTATCTTTAAACTAACTAAAGCATTGGCTCTTGAGGGTAAACCAGTATATACAACCTGTGTTCTTAGCATTAAAGGATCGTAAAAGAAATACTGATACCAATCAAATACTTCAGCACCTGTTAGACCTGTTTTATTACTATAAATTAATCCATCTGATTGATCCGTCACAGCAACTTCTACAACTGCACCTTTAAGTGTAATCAAAGCTAGGCTATTAATAGCTCCGGGCTTGACTGTAAAAATCATTGAAGCTGTTGCACTAGAGACTGTACTCACGCTTGTATCAAAAGCAGCATGAAGGTTATCTGGTCCGATCAATGACCACCAAGTAGGTGAAGTATCGGGTTGATGACTCAAGTTAGTAGCCTGTAGGCTTAACCATAGACGATTACTGTATCTAGTAGTAACACCAGCACCATAGGTAGTACCAGAAGAATACAAAGCGTTAGGGTCAGTAATAGTAGTCTGAATTAATCCAGTACCTGTAATAACATCTGCTGTTCTTGTAACCGTACTAGCAACTGTAGGAATATAAGAAGTAGCCCTAGAACCTACTTCAAGTTGAGCACCCCACCATGCGTTTAAGTCAGTATTCAGTGAAGTCAAGTAAATATTGATATTACCTGTTACAGTTTGAATAAACGTCATTTGGATTCTGTACCAACTATTTCCTGCATTTACTGCATTCACTAATGAACTAGGTGTAATATCAAGAGTTGCACTTGTACCTGCACCATCTTTAAATAACCTAATAACCTTAGTTGGATCAGTTGGTTTAACGTACAGTGAATAAGTATAAGTGGTGGCTTCAGTAGCGGCTACAACCCTTGATCTAGTACCTGTTGCACTTGCGGTTGTCTCTGCTGTTAAAGTACCATCAGGTGCTGTTGAGTTATTAATTGTCAGGGCTAATCCGTTATTAGTCCATTGGTCAAACTGAGAAGAATACAACAAAAGATTAGTACTTGCATTCTCAAATAGTAACCCTTCGTATCTTAAAGTATCTGGATTGTAATTAAGTCTAGGTGCGTTAATTGCAGCAGTCTGCATAATACCTGCATTGTCAATATAGGTAGCTGTAGTAGACCTAGCTAGACTTCCATCTACAGCAGGAAAATCAACTGGTTTAATAACTTTCATCGTATTCTCTACTTATTTTTGTCATATGTTATCTTTCGTATTAATAGAAGGATACCGAAGTACCCTTCATTCATTTCACTTAAACAGTAGCAATAACTGTAGTCTGAATACTTTGACCATCTTGAATAACACGATCAAGTAACTTAGCAGTCTTTGCATTGTGCATAACATCTGCTTGTACTTCTGATCTTAGTAATTGCAAGTTAGCATTCAATGAAGAAATAGCACTTACAACTGCTGAATTATCAATAATCAAAGACGTAACTGAACCAGCACTAGGTGCAGTAAGAGTAGGTGAACTTGAAGTAAGACCTGATGTTGTACTTGAAGTCACTACAGAAGTACTAGGTGTACCTGAGTTAGCTAAAAGTAAATCAGCAATACCTTGTGCTTGAGCAAATGCTAAAGATGTTCTACTCATCCATTCTGCACTTGAACCTGATTGAGCCTTAATTGATTCACTGAGTTCAGGTAGAATCTTTGCAAGTTCATCAGCGTAAGATACTTGAGTTTCACCAGAAGTACTTAATGCCATAATGTAGGCTTTATCGAACTCTTGCTGTTGACTTTTGATTAACTCAGCAGGACTAACTTGCGTTTTCCTTGTTGAATCAATTGCTTCCTGTAGTCGCTTGGAACTTTCAATCATGGACTGAACCATTGCATCAGTATCGGCAGCTACATCTTCAAAAGCAGGAGCAATATCATTGACCGCTGATTGCAAAGATAGGATACCTGCAGTCGCTGCTGCATTAGCTGGAATACTTTGATCAAGGGCCATTAAGCGGTTAACTTCAGCCTTGTACCACGCTCTCATTTCTGAGTTAACAGAAGGCATTACAATACCTAATTTAGCAAATGCTTCAGAAGTCTTAGTAGTTGCTCTATTTAGCTTCTCTTCTTGAGTGTAGAAGTTATCGTAGAATGCAGCAGCGGTAGTAGCTAATGCACCAATACCCCCTGAGGCCTTTAGTAGTGAACTTTGTGCAGCATCTGTTAAGTTAATTAAAGTAGGAAATACTTCTGTTAAAGCAGTAAATGCAGCCTTAGTCACTTGAATCATTTGGACTACTTCGGTCAATTGCTCAAGAGTAGCAGATGAGCCTAATTCATTAATGTACCCTTTAGCCCACTCTGGTAAACCAATAGCCAGTAGTGCTTGTTTAACACTCACTACAGTAGCTTTAAGGTACTCCTGCACACCAGCTTCACCATCAGAGAATACTTTAGGTGCCCATTTACTACTTCGAGTATCCGCCCAATTAAGTACAGTTTCATTTAACTTAGAAATGATCAAACCACCCCAAGCACCATCTCCACTACTATCATCAGCAAAACCTGTAGCTGCTTTATAACCAGCTTCTTTACCGAATGTCACAGCAGTAGCATCAAGAATACCTACGATACTTTTAGCTAACCCTGAAGTAAGCGTCATAGCACCTGCACCGTAATCTACACCACCGAAAGCTGTACCGTATTGATAAGCACCTGTAGTTGATTGAGCGCCACCTGCTGCACTGTACTGAGAGATACCACCAGTATGTGCTGTACCTGAATCATCGAAGGATTTGGCAAGCTGTGTGATAGCAGCAATTCCTAAAACAATAGGACCAAGGGCTCCTGCTAGCTGTCCAACACCTGCAGCTAAACTACTAAGTCCTGTGGCCTCACTGATCATTGTAAGGCTTGGCATAATTGCACTAACACCGATTGTAGAACCCGCAGCATATCCGCCGCCAAGAGCACCTAACCCTGCTGAAACGCCAGATGGTAAAAAATTACTAATACCTTTCAATAAATCACCAATGGCAGACCCAGCACCTGAAGTTGCCCCTCCTGTTGAACTACCTCCTCCTGCTAAGGAAGAAAGTGAGGCATTAACAACAGCATTAACTTGAACAGTAATAGCATTTCTAAAAGTAGCTTTTAATGTATCTTTGATTTTCTGACTACCTGCTTTACCACCTTCAAATAAAGAAGTAACGATAATATCGGTAATACCCTTTGAAATCTCTTGCATCTCTTTCTGGTAATCTTCAGCAGCACTTTGCGCTACACCTGCCCATACCAACTTAGCTTCTTGACCTTGTTGTTCAACTGAGCGATTCATCTCTTCGTTGAACCCAACGTAATCAAAGTCCCCACCTTTAGTATCTTGAAGTTTCAAGTACTTAGCCTGAAGATCAAGTCTTTGCTTACTGTACTTTAGTTCAATCTGACTTAGCTTATTTTGAGTAGCGTATGATTCATTAATCTTCTTTTGCTCTTCATCAGTTTTACCAAGTAATTCTTGGCGTAAAGCAAGTGAAGTAGTCTCTTGAGTAATAGTCTCGGAATTAGCCCTGTAGATAGCTTGTTGTTCTTCCTGAATCTTCTTTTGTTCATCAAGAAATTCTAACTTCTCTTTGTTATTCTCGTTCAGTCTTTTCTCTGCTTCAATCTGTTGTTCGACAGCAATTACAGTTTCTAGTTTAGTAACGAGTGCTCTTTTCTGATCATCACTGTACTTCAAGAATTCAGGCTTAGAGAATATATCAAGAGCTAACCGTTGAGCATTGGTGTATTCTTCTTCAGCTTTAGTTGCTAGGTTAGTTGCTTTTTCAACTGACTGCATAGAACTAGCGTATGACTTAGCTAATCTATCCGCCTCTTTATCAGCGTTTGATTTAGTAGGCTTCTTTTGAGCATCTTGCCATTGAGCGCCTAGTTGCTTACGAATGAATGCTTCATCTTCAGCTTTTAGTTTAGACCCTTCACCGATCAACTTGTTCTGTTTAGCAATCATGTCATTCACGTACTGCTGCTTACTAGAAGTCTTAATAGAATCCTTTAAAGCATCTTCTTTGAACTTTTTAATTACTACTTCGTATTTTAGTCTATCAGTCTCTGCTTTTGATTCAGCTTGTCTAGCTTTAGTTCCAGCATCTTGAACAGCTTTTACACCACTAGCTGCGTCTGCAATCGCCTGACCTGATTTTCTACCAGCAGCACCGATACCTTCAATTGATTCAATAAGAATCCCACCGGCTGCTTTAAAATCACCATGAAGCAAAGCAGCAATAGATGTGCTGATACCACCAATGAGTCTAAGTACAGTTCCCAAAGCAACTGAGACTGTCTCCCAAATAACCCTAAATGCTGTAACAGCAACAGTACCTTGAGCAACCCTTGATACTTCATCCCATACATCAGCAATGGTACTTTTCATATCAACCCATAGTTGTTGCAATGGATTCAAATCATCTTTTAGTTGCTGTGCTTGCTGTGATTGAGCCTGCATTAAAATACGAGTAGCTTCTTCTACTGCACTGATCTCTTTACCTTGTTCTACTAACGAAGTAACATTTCTCATGTTTTCTTCAGTAACTAAGCCAGTGTTAATCCTGAGTTCAGATAAAGCCTTAACTGGATCATCTTTTAATTTAGCGTACTCCTTAGCTGTTTCAGCTACAGCTTGACCTCCGTATTTCTCAAGATTCATTGCTGCTTCAGTGATAGCAACTAGTGAACTAGCAGTACCTGCACCAGCTTTAATCATCTCTGTTAAAGCACCTATAGCTGCATTTGTTGTAATACCACTTTTAGCTATTGACTCAGAGTACTGAACAATCTGGTCCCTTGTAAGGCCATATGAGGCACCTACGGACACAATAGCTTTACTCAAGTCAGTTAGTACCTGAATACTCTGATAGGCTGCTACAGCCATCGCTGTGAGCATTACAAGTGCAGCACCGATACCTACACCTAGACCTGCACCTACACCAGCGAATACTTTATCTAGCTTTGCTACGTTAGTAGCTGCTGAATCAAAATCACTAGAAGCCTCGATTACGCTCTTACGAGCAAGTTCCATTAACTGAGGAACACCTGTCATTCTAGCTACGAATCCACCAATAGCAGAAGTAGCACCTTTCATTCCATCAACAAGTAAACCACCTACTGCACCGCCAACGGCAGCAATACTAGGGATCATACCCTTCATTGCTGATTTCATAGTTTCACCAAGTTTACTTGCTTCTAAACCTGAGAGTTTGAACATATCAACTACTTGGCCGCCTTGCTGTAAGAGTACAGTAAGGGGTGATTGTCCTGACCAAAGGGATACTGCAACATCAGTAACCTGAGGCATCAAAGCCCTAGAGAGATTACCAGCAACCCTTGCCTCTTCTTTAGCTGATACATCTTTCTGCATTGCACTGTACTTAGCTAAACGACTAGCTGCTTCTGTTCCATTTACACCCGCTAACTTTAAGTTACGAGCATAGTTCGCTGTAGCCAATGCTGCTTTTTCAGAGATAGAAATGCTACGAAGTGTTCCGGTGTTCATTTGATCTTGAACAGACAACATGCGTTCATCTTCTTTGATTAGGAAAGATTTAGCACTTGCTGTTTCTCTGTGTTGCTTACCAAGTAATTTCTCGGAATCAAGCATCTCTTTATTAGCTACAGCAATCTTAACGAATTCATCCTGAGAATCCTTCAGTATTTTGTTGTACTGAATTAAACCTTCACCTTGGCTTGGATCAAGACCAATCTTTTTAACTTCTACAGATGCTTCAGCAGCTAAACGCGCATACAATGTTAATTGTTTGTTGTTTAACTCAATTCCCTGTGATACTAATTTAGAACGAAGTACTAACCCTTCAAACTCTTTGTTCATCGCACGAACAGCACCAATCGAGTTATCAAAAGGACTAGATGATAGGGCACCAATATCTTTAAGAATTGACTTAACGTACTCTAGGTTAGCACCAACCAGACCAGCAGATTCTGCCATCTTGATTTGATTAGCTTCTCCACGCGTCCACGATTCTGACATCAAGTCCCGAGTTCTAGTTAAACTCTCAGACAAGCCAAGATAAGCTGCATCAGCATCTTTAACATTCTTAGTAGTCTTAGCTAGCACCTTTTCTTTAGCTTCAGCAGCTTTGCTACTAATCTGTTCAGCCTTAGTTGTACTAAGAATAGCCTTAGCTAGAACTTCTTCTGCTTTAGCGTTATTAAGATTAGCGACGGATTGCGCTTTAGCACTAGCAGCAGTTTCCTTGGTAAGACCAGACATGGACTTAGATAGATTACCTACTTCTGTCCCTAGTGCTTTAATCTTAGATGCTGCATCTTCTAATTCTTGGGTGTTTACTTTGAAGGATAACTGACTGAGTTCCATCTTTTGTCTTTCTATTGAAGCACCTTACTTGGTGTGTTAATTCTTATTATTTATAAAGTCACTTATAACTGCATAAATAATAATCCTCAATTAAGAGGATTACCTTTATTACTTCTTAGCTTTCTTTTCTCGCTTCTTCTCTTGTTCTCTTGAAGAAGTAATTGCAGTGTTATCGAACATTCTTATTAACTGCACTTCTTCTTGATTTACCTGAATATCATTCAAGGTAAAATAAGCAAGCATTTCGGAATAACTAATAGGTGATATACCAAAACCTGAGGGTCTAGTGGAATTTAAATCCAAGAAGTACATCCATACTTCCTTTATTGAATCAGGTAAAGCTACGAGGTTTTGTAGCTGTTCTGGAAGTACCTTAGTAGCCTTGTGGACTACTTCAAGGTGACTTCTTAATGAATTACCGTCTGATTGAACTTCCGATAGTCTGAACTCCTGTTCAGCGTACTCCTTAGCTTGGAGTACATCGGATTCACTGAAAGTTCAGCAGTTGATCTGCTTCCTCCATAATAGCTTCTCGAATCCATGAATGTTCTTGCAAGATACGTGCAGCAGTCTCTTTAGTAAAAGGAACATCTACGCCACCTTCAGTAATACCCTTCCATGACATGATACGAACAATAGCGTTATCAATAGCCATTTCTTCAGCTTCGTCTAAGGATAGTTCTTCTTCTTTCCCTTTGCGTTTAGCTTGTTGTTCACGCAAGCGGTACTCGTTGTATTTCTTCTTAGCGTAGTTACGTACTACTTTAGATTGACTACCTCGTACTTTAACAAAAGCACCAGTTTTCTCCTGTGTTCCGGGGTACAATAGTTCAAATTCGTAACCAGCTTCAGCTTGTTCTGCAAGATTTTGTAATTTTAGGTCCAGCATATTTATTCCTTTCAAGGTGTTAATAAAAGATTGAGTACAGGTACACAACCCATTCGTGCTCTATTATAACATTCAAGGTATTAATAATCAAGTGAATATAAATTCAATGGTAAACCAAAGGTATAAACAAGAAAACCCAAGATACCGATTAAGGCACCTTGGGTTCTTTTAATTATCTAGGTATTAAACTAGACTGGAATCCTGAATAAACACTGAACTAGGAACTAGACCAGAAGTAGTAACAGAATTCAATAGACCTACGAAACTGTGATCTTGGATAATACCCATTTCGTTATCTGATTTAGTAGCTGAACCTACTTTGATCCGAGGGAAAGCGAAAGAAACAACTTCAGCATTCTTCTCTGAACCCGTACTCAAGGCAACCACTAGACTGATAGTAGCTTCGGTATCAAAGTAACCACGGAATGTAGCATCTTGGAAGTACGTGCTGAAGTTACCATTAACACGAATACGGCCAGTAAACATATCAGCAGCGAAGTTAGAACCAACAACATTAGCTGCTTCCAATCCACGATCCACTGTGAAGTCCAATGAAGTAACCAAAGCAACAGGGGCACCGTTAACGACTAATGCACCAGCAACTGAAGCGAAGATACCATTAGTACCTGAAGCAGTTGGTGTAGTGAAGTACTGAGTAGTTCCAGTGGCATCTAGGTTCTTACCCATCATGCTGAAGTCACAAGTAACTAGACCAGTTGCAGGTAACTGCACAGCCATTGAACCGACTTTCATACCAGTGTAGACTTCGGACTGAGCAATGTCAGAGTAGAACTCTTCAAAGGTGTAAGAATCATCCGTATGACCAGTGGTAGGTGCAAAAGTTTGCTTACCAATAGTAGCTACAGTAACTGAAGCGATTGGACCTTCAGCAACCAAAGGTGTACCAGAGATAGCCACCACAGTTAGCACCAAAGCGGTTACAGCAGCGACTAGGCAGTTATTAGCTGTATTAGCTGCGTTAAGTGTACCGCCTGACATACGCACTACGTTACCAACAAAGAAGCCATCAGTTAAGAAGCTACCGGTAGAACGTGTAATAGTGAATGTGCTACCACCATTAGCGATAGTAACAGAGATTGCTGAAGCAGTACCACCTACAGTGAAATCGCGCGCTACGACAGATGCCATAAAGTCCGCATATGCACTAGGTGATAGTTCACCATTCACTGCACCTTCAGCACTACGTACACCATGGCGCATATCAGCGACTTGATAATCGGTACGAATCTCAGCGGACTCGTAAGTTTCTTTAGTTAAGTTAAAGTTAGAAGTAACCCGGCGAAGGTACTTAGCACCAGCAGCGGTAGCTTTTACACCCCATTGTCCAGCGATCTCTTTCTTAAAACTCAATTTCTTGCTCACACCTTTGGCGATATTTGCCATAATTTAATTCCTTATTCAATAATTTGCAAATTATACTATTCAGGCATAGTTGCCATAAACTATACCAGAACGATACTAGTTATTCTGTTATTGATATTAATCAGATATTAATCCGTATATACTTCGCTTACTAGATTAATAAAGACTGGTATTACAACTCTATCATTAGTAATAAAACTACTACCAATCTGAGGTGTTTCGAGTACATGTATCTTGGTGCTACCTTCAATCATAGTAGTACCTTTGGTAAAAGTGTCTCTAATTAAAGTAGCTCTTGAGATTGCAGTAGCAGTACCATGTCCTTTAGTATCAGCAATAAATACTTGCATCTGCATTCGTTCTCTATGAAAACCTACCCCGAATACTGGATCATCTGGAAGGTTGATTAAGAACTGAACACGTTGATACATGCTATCTGAAGGTACTGTAAATTGAACAGCTTCATAAGCAGTAGAGACACTTGGGGTAATTGAACTAAGTCTACGCTCAGAAGCACGTTTAATATCTAAGATTGCATCTGTCATATTTACCTTTATTCTTAATTACTCTCTGTAGTACTTAACCATGTTGATAGCGTATGCACTCATTACCAAATCGAGTGAAGGTTTATAAATACCTTGTCCATCTGTTTGTGCACTGTAGTTATTTTCAAGAGCTACCATACCGGGAGTATTAGCACCAATATAGAATGTCTTACCTAGTGCATAGGTAGCTTGCGCTTCGTACCTAGCATCATCAGCAGCACCTTGTGGTGAAGCAATCATTGTACTGAACTCAAGGGTTCCGTTTGGACTGAACTGCCATGAACCAGCGTGATAACCTACATCTTCAGGAATACCGAAAGTTTCATTTCGTCTTTTATATAACCTAGCATAAGCAGCTACACTTTCAAGTGATTCAGCATCACCTACTGGTGTCTTTAAACCAGCAGCTAGTACGAACTCATAAGCAAATCCACTTACCATGTTCTCTAGTCTACGTACAGCATCAGCGTGATATAACTCAAGACTCTTTAGTAGTTCATCCACATTAGCTGTAATCATTCTTAGCCCTTTACAGCGATTATTCTGTACAATGCTACCTTACCATTAGCTACGTGCTCTTGATAGCTCTGGACGCGATATACAGCGTTCTTATAGGCTATCTCATCATTCTGCTTTGGAGTGAATGGTAAAGTACCGTTAGCAATATAAAACATACAAGCATCTTTACCAATTAAATCAGGATAAGAATAGTTATTAGCAGTGATATGCTTTGGGTAGATTTTAATAGTGTAGTCTGCACTTGTTTCAGTGGTAGTACCTGTCTCTACGTTGTACTCACCTTGAGTGATTACTGAGTAAACTAGATTCAAACCATGTCGGTTAATAGCACCTTGAGAAGCTGTTAAGAAACTCATAATTAAACCTTGAAGTAATCCAATGGAAAACTAGAGTAGTTCTCGGTGTATGGATTAGTTACCACGTTGTTATCGAAGGTACTGTTGTTTGATTGCATATCTGATTTGGATACGCCTCCAACGTAACCTTTTACATCCTGAATATAAGGGTTAGTATTAGGATCACGTAGAAACATCTGAAGGGATAGTCTGTACTCATTCGCGGTTTTGCTTGATCTTAGTGAGAAAATATCAATTGTCTCGTCACATCTCATTGAAAGATTCAGTAGTACTACTTTAGCTGCATCCATTGATGCGCGAGTAATATTATCATTGTTCTTTTCTAGAAAATACTGAAGCTCATCATCGGAGATAATATACAAACCGGGGGTATTATCTTGAATGATTAAGCGAATTTGTTGCAAGGGTGTCAGTGCCATTATTTTCCTTTTATGATTCGATAATACTTTACACAGGGTACTTTGAAATACCCTACATGAAATACTAAGTTTACGTTCCGTGACGATCTGTATAACCAGCACCTTGCTCGTTTAGTTCTTTAATTCGTTCTTTGCGCCATTCACAGGCTAAACGGAAGGCTTCTTCTTTACCGTACTTGTAGCAACCAAATTCTTTCTGTTTAAGTGTTCCGCTTAAATCATAAAAACTTGCTACGTATTGCTGAAAATTAAGACGATTTCTTTTAACAAGACTAACACCCATAACATCCGTACTTGATTTACACTTTGATATATTCCTACCATTCAACTTTTGAGGTACTTGTCGTAGATTAGAAATCTTATTATTAGTTGAATCTCCGTCAATATGGTCTACTACAGTATCGTAGACAATCTCATTGAACAGTGCAAAAATTACCCTATGGACATAGTAAAGTTTTGCATCAACTTGTACAGTATATCTTTTCTTTTTACGGGACGGTTCTACTTTTACTATTCCAGCAACATCACCAACTTGTTTGTAAATTCTACCGTTAACACCAATAGAAGATTTTGCATATCGTAAACAACTTGGACTTGTTTCATCGTAGTAAAACATAGAAAGAAAGTTATTATCCATTTCCTTTGTTTCACTATTTTTAACTTTGTTAATTAAACCTGTATTACTTTTAATTAACTTTAGTTCTAAATCCAGTGCATCTTTAGTTGAAAGATTATCTGCAATAACTTTTGCGTACCATAGATTATTTTCAGTTATCGCCTTCCAATCCTTAGACCTATTAGGGGATAGCATTCGTTTACCTGTACCCTTACCTATATAGAAAAGTTTATCATTTTCTTTAAAGTAATGTCCGTAAACATAGCACTTGGTTTCTTTATTCATTAATTCCTCAGATTACCTCTATTGAAAATAAAGGCAGAAAAGTGAGGAACTTTCTTTTCCCTCCGTCGAGGTAGCCATTACTATAATGTTAAATTATAACACAAGGTACTCAGTTAAGAATACCTTGCAGTATAAAGCCTTAACTAAAAGGCTGACTACTTAGTTAGAGGTTGTACCTTTAACAATTAGTGCGGGACGACGCACAATAGAGGTGCAGTTCATTTCAGCCTCAAGATCAATACCCATACCTTTAGGATCACGGAAAGACCAGAGGTAAGCAGGCTCTGCAATCGTGTTAACGAAGTCCAAACGACCAGCAGGACCAAAGTACGTAACGAAGGTATCTGAAGTACCGGTAGGAACGAAAATAGCCTCACCAACAGGAACCAAACGCTGACCAGCTAGGACAGTCCGCACTTCAATTAGACGAATACCCGCGTAGGTAAATTCTCTGTATAATCCGTTGTTGCCACCAGCACGATTACGTTGAATCATTTGACCCTCTGTAGCACTGAAGTACTGGTAAGCACTTTGAATCTTGGCATGAGCAATAAACTTAGCAAAGAACTCTGGAGAGCAATAACCAATAACACCAGTAATGACATCACCAGTATTTGCATTGTCTTGCATTGCTGCAATAACTGCTTCAACTTTAGCAACTACATCAGTGGTAGCGGTGCCTAGAACGAAGTCAACAGAAGTCTGAGTAATACCGAAATCAGAGAACAAGTTACCTGCGATAGTACCGTTTGGTGCGTACAAATTTCCAGAACTTAGTAGGCTGAAACGACCAACTTCAAGGGTAATATCCATATTACGACGGATACGTTCCATTTTACGAGCCATTACTGCGGCTTCGGTTTCTGCCATATCGGTCATACCGAAGGCGCGTTTACCTTGCAAATCTTCAGGTTTGATAGCATCAACTGCGGGCCAGTGGGCGATAGGGTAAGTACGAATCTTACGAATATCGTCCTTATTTGCTTGAGGTTTAGCTCCGCGATACTGATCGCCGATTAGACCAAGGGTAGAACTTTGCTCTTCAAAAGTAACAGTATTGGTACTTAGGAATTCATTAGAGAACAAGTTAGAATCATTCAAGAGTGTCCAACTGGTGGGCACAATTTGTAGCTCTTGCGTGTAGTCTACTACTTCGAATGCATTTGTATATGAACGGGTAATTGCCATTTTATTTATCCTTTGTTATTGTTTGTATTAGGCTGCATTGAGTACTTGAATACCCTTAGCTTCTAGTGCAGCATAGACTACGGCTTTTTCAGCGTCTAGGTCATAAGAAACATCTAGAACTAGAGCACCTTTACTGATAGAAGCTGGACCTTTAACTAGAACTACTAATTTAGTATCGGTAGTGGCAGCAATGGACTTATTCTCTAATACAATACCAGCGGCAACGGCAGAGCCATCAACAGCAGTTTGTACAGCAATTTTGTATTTACCGTCAGCGGTAACTTTACCTAGCAATGTACCAACAACGTATGTCTTAGCTGCTGCTTCATTTACGGTAACTACTTCGCGGCAGTAGCCAAGTTCAGCCCATAGTTCTTGTTTAACGAGATGGGAAAGGCGATATGCATCAGTTGCGATTACAGTCATGGAATTCTCCTAATTATTTAATTTGTTTTGCTTTTAGGATACGTGCAACAGCACTTTCCTGAACGGGTGTATCACTAGATACTGAAGCGCCTTGCTCTTGGAACAATGCTGATTTCTCCATGAATTCTTGCGATGTTTCAACTGCGCTAGCCATTGCTGTAATAGCAGCTAGAAACGCGCCAAAATCATCGTCTGATTCAAGAGACAATGCAGCTTTAATGATGGGCTCTTGTAGCTTTGCATCTTTAATCACTGCTTGGAATTGAGAAGTCTTGGACTTCACGATTGCTTCTTGTTTTTCTTTTTGGAATACTGCAATGGTATCAAGTGCCTTCTGTAGCTGTTCTTTTTGCTCTTCAAGAGCTTTCTGAATATCTACGAACGCGGACTTTTCAACCATCTCAACAGATACTTCTTGTAGTTCTGTCTTAACGGGTTTTGTCATTTCTGGTTCCTTTGACTTAGTTACTTCAGAGGTAGATACCTCAACTTTTGTCTCAACGCTAGCGTGTGTCGAGTTATCTGTCTCAGTAGCCTTAGCCACTAATTCGGATTCTGTT